CGACCCATAATTCTAGAGGCAGCAGCACGACCACCGCCTCTAACTATTCCTTTTGCTGCTGCTCCTAGTAACATCGGTAATGCCATATCTTATATCTCCTTAAAATATGCCAAGGATTTTACGCTTAGAGTTACTGCCATTACCAGCGTTGATATCTGGGGTTTGTGATCCACCTCTAGGAGCAGCACGCTGTCCACCTTTGGGTTTCGTGCTTGGCACCTTCACAACAGTCACAGCAGGATTTTGTGGTGGTTCTGGTGAGGTATAATTAACATTTTGATTGGGTGAAAATGAAAAACGCTGTTTGGTTTTTTCTAATTGTGCTGCTGCGGCAACTTGAGGATCCTTCAATGCCTCTGTATAATTAGCATAAGTTTTTCCAGTTGTGCTTGAATAATAAATCCCAGAAGAATTATTATTCATCATTTTTGCAGTAGACATTCTTCTTGACTGCTTTATTTTTTTCGCGGCACTCGCAACTTCAGGATCTTTTAATGCGTCAGAATAACTCGCATAAGTTTTTCCTGTTGTACTTGAATAATACTTTCCTTTTGATGCCGCATATGCTTGATTGTTTTTTATTTGCTGAGCAGTAAGTTTAGGTTTGGAATCTAATTTCTTTTTTGTCTTTTCTTCTATCGGTTCTGCTGGAGTTTGTTCTTTTCCAGAGGGATTCAACAAAGTTGGTCCCCCCTGATTATCCAAATCAAATGAATTTAAAGTGAAAAAATCTACAATTCCACCCAGTTTCGTCATGATATTTTTTATATCACGCCCAGGATCCGATTTGCCACCAAGAATCATATCCACAGACATCTCTCTTGCAAGAGGATTTATTTGATGTAATGCTTGAAGTCTCTGACGAAGAGTAATCGGTTGTCCTGGTTTTGCATTTTTAGAAACACCAGAGGAGTCTCCCATCAATACTGCCATAGGATCTGGCATTTCAACAAAATCATATTTTTCATTTACAACTTTGTAACCACCATCATTCGTCTGCGCTGCCCAGAACTTTCCAAGAATACTCTTTGCGTCTTCAGCTGATTTACTTATTTTTCCATTTTCATAGTAATCTTGATATTCAACCCTCACCTCACCTCGCTCTAAACGATCAACAACACTTTGCCTTTCTGCAAGCATTTGTTTATTAAATCCACCTGCCTTTGCTTCTGCAAGTTGTCTTTTTGCGATGGATAATTCATTAGAAGTTCTTTTCTTTGCCCTAGCAATTGCTTTATTTAATTCATCCTTCGATGCTTTAGATAAATCCTGTTCGGTTATTGGTCCACCGAGTCCGCCAAGCATAGATCTGAGATACAATAATCCAGAATCTCTAAAAGTATCACTCTTCAACATTTTTTCAGGAATTCCACCCGCAGTTTGATCTGCAGAAGTTTCTTGTATGGGTTTAGGTAGTGGAGTAAGTGTTTCTTTTGGTTTTGATTTTGGTTTAGGTTGTGATTTTGGTTGTGAAGATGGTTTACTCTCCATCATAGGCAATCTGACCTTACCACCAGTCGATTGTCCTAGAATTCTATCAAGAGCACCTAAAGGATTAGTCATTAAAGATCCTTTAGAATATTCAGGATCAGGGGTTCCTCTCTTTCCTAAATCAGCATCGCCAACATAGCCACCAACCGAAGCATAGAGTTTGTTGTCAACTATCTTTGGTTGATTAGTTCCACCACCAGCAGAGTTCATTACCTCCAATTGTTTGATGCCGTACTTCTGTACAGCACCACGGGACATAACAAACTCACCAGCGGTAAGCATTGCTGGAACTTTATCAGTACCACCAGGACCTTCAACAGTTCCGCTTGTACTGTCTACATTTCCACCTTCCTCATATCCTACCCGATTTCTACCATATAATTTATTGATAATTCCACCAAGATTAGGAATACCGGCAAATCTAAAAGTTGATGACCCATTTCCCTGCGCTTGACCACCCTCAGAGTATCCCTCTACTGATCCACCACCAGAAAAACCAAGTGCATTAATACCAGCGTAAGTTCCTCCTACTGTTAATGCAGTTGCCCCAGCTGCACCAATAAGTCTTCCCTTCCTACCACCAAGGAATCTTGCTACTCTACCTGCACCCCTGAGTTTTTTTGCTGCTAAGAGTTTAGCAATAGCAGCAGTTAATCTTACTGCACCAGTAATTAAAGTTTTAGTAAGACTAAAAACAAATCTTCCTAAACCAGTTCCAAATACTAAGTATAGTGATAGCAACTTAGGCCAATTCTTACCTAAGAACTCAATAATATTACTAATTTTCTTTCTATTTTGTGGGTCACCAAACCAACCCACAAGTTTCATTAGAAACTTTCCTATTAATATATTGGTGATAAAACCAAATATTCTATCAAAAATACTTCTAACAGGTTTAACTATTTTTTCAGCAGTCTTAAATAAAGAACCAAAACCTTTTTTTAGATTTTCCTTAGCAAGTTTTCTTCTATCTCTCTGTGCTTTCTTTCTATCAAACTCACCCTCTTTCTTCTTTAAATTATATTGTTTCTTCAGTGTATCAGCAATGTTGGTGACCGACGCAGCAATTTCTGCAAGAAGATTTTTTTCTTTTGGTTTTCTCTTTCTTTTTTTCTTTTCTTCACCCTCTTCTTCTGCTCCGGGTGCCTGATAAGGGACTATCGCATTAGTCGGTAATGCCTTTGGTGCGATTTTAACACCTGCAGCAGATCCTTTTTTAAACGTGTCTGCAGATATCTTTGTCTTTCTTGCTTTAAATTTAGGGTCTGTTGCTTTTCTTTTCTTTCTTACTTCTATAATTTCTTTTCTAAGCACAGCACTACGAGCATCACCCTTTCCTTTGGTCTGAAACTCGATGGTTGCCACTGCTTCCATCAAAGCACCAAGATAATCCTGCTCAGACAGGTCATCTAGGTCTACACCCATCTCTAAGAGTATTTCTATTGGATCGGTAGTAGTCCTAGATGCCATTCGCTTGTTGATGCTTTAACTTTTCTTCTTCAAGATGTTGTTGTAATAAAGCGACGTAGATATCACGCTCCCATGGTATCATATTTTCTATTTCTGTCAATGAATATTTATGGTACTGAATCAAGGAAAAATTTAATCTTAAGTATGATTCAAGATTCATATGAACCATACCTACGCGAAAAAAGATGCTAATCCCTCAAGTACAACATCACTCTTGACCTTAGTCGCAGGGTTGGTGACAGGAATCGTATGCGATAACTTTGGCATTGTCTCAAAGAACTTCTCAATACCCTTAAATTGAGAAGAATTCATAGACTCAAGGAACTCATTGATTTCTTTCTTAGTACAATCTCCTGCTGCCCAGACCTCCTCCTCACTACAGATAGAATCAATGCACGATGCAATCAATTCAAATGATTGATCCATTGCATTTTTATCTTCAAAATCAAAATTATTTTTAATAAATTGATCCAGAGAGGGATACTTCATGACCATCATCAAGTCATCACCAATCTTGATTTTATTATCATGATCATCATTTTTCTGTACCTTAATATCATCGATATTAATTTTTACAGGAACCTCAGTCTCTCCATCATCAGGACAAATAACATTGACTTCAATCTCCTCACCAACAGACTTACCACGGATATTAAGGAAGAGATATTCAATATCAAATGTAGGAAGTTGTTCTACTTTGATACCTTTTGTCTTAATACAGTTTTTAATGACACCTTTGATAGCATTTGTGATCTGTTTGGTGTCTTCACTCTCAAGGGCAATGACAAGAATCTTTTCTTCTTTTACAAGAAAAGGTCTAAATTGAATTGTTTCTCCTGTTGATGGCAACTCAAGTTCATACGTTGGTGTAGCAATCTTAGGTAAAGGCATGATATCCTATAGAATTTTTCAGTGTGATTATTTAGTGGGGTTATGCAACTCCTAGACCAAAAGGACCAGTGTTAGATCCGTCAAAGAAGTCTGCACTGTTAGTAGCGTTTTGCTTATTGTCTCCAAAATTATTATAATACTCTTGATAATTAATAGCAGACTGAGCCCTTTCAACTGGAGATGCTGCTGGAGATGTGGTGGACGTTGCACTTGATCCACTTCTCTGAACAGTGTAACGAATATAATTCATTGACACTGTGCATTTGAGAAGATTTGCCGCTTCGTAAGAGACTGGCATTGAGTTAATTGCAATAGGAAATGATCTATAAAATTGATACTCTAGGTATTGACCTGTCGGACTCCACTTAGGATTCGCTTGTCCGATTGCCTTTCCTTTGCCATAGTCTCTTTCAAATTTATAGACCTTAAGTCCCTGATCAGCAGTGTAATCATCTGCATAATTCATTCTATAGTAATAATTCTTGCTAGGAAGAGTATTGCGATCATTAGTTACAAAATCAACAGTGGTTCCAGCACCACTAGCAAAATCAATCCAACTTTCAAAAAAGATGATCGGTAGATAATTCTCTACATCAACGTAGAAAGTAAAGTCTATTCTATCATCAAAAAACTTTCTATGAGCATGTCTCTCAGTAACTCCACTTCTATCATTATTAATCTCTAATAGGGCAAGACTGGATCCTGGCAGAGATGCTTCAGCACAAAGTAAATTTAAAGTCTCTTGAGTGGTGCTAAAACTAATGCCATTTGACTGAAGTTTTTTATTGAACTCAGACGTGCTTCCATCAACTCCAGGCAGAGCAAACTCTACGTAGAAATGTGATGTCAGTGATGGTCTTAATAGTGACGATTTTATGTCGTCTATAGATTTTACGCTAGGCATCTATAAATAGTTCTTACCTTATATACTATGTATGGGAGAAAGTATAAAAAGTAAATACAGACCTTCACACCCAAGGAAATACAAGGGCAACGCTGAGAATATCATATGCCGTAGTAGTTGGGAAAGAAAGTTTTGTCGTTACTGTGACCTAAATGAGAATATTCTTGAGTGGGGAAGTGAGGAATTTTACATACCATATGTCTCTCCTGTTGATAGGAAAGTGCATAAGTATTTTCCAGACTTCATTATTAAAGTAAAAGAAAGCACAGGTGCAATCAAAACTTATGTGATAGAAGTGAAACCCTATCGTGAAACTTTACCACCGACAACAGGCAAAAAGCAAAAGAAAACACTGATACGTGAGTGTAAAACTTACGCAGTAAACCAAGCAAAATGGAAAGCTGCTGTTGAGTTTTGTGAGGACAGACGAATTACATTTAAAGTAATCACAGAGAAAGAACTCGGGGTCAAATGAATCGCATAGAACCCATCCTCACAAAATTGAATGAGACCATGGACACTGAGGATCAGATGCTCATGATCATGGATGCTCTCAATGATACTGTCACTCCTGTCCCTGAACCTGGAACTCTCTGCACATTTCTATATCAAGCAAAGACTCCTAGAATAAGATATGATCAACACCCCTTAGTTCTAGTAACAGAACTATTTCAATGGGGATTTCGTGGATTTAACTTTCACTGGAGAAAGTATAGGCAGTATACCTGGGAGGAAGTATCAGGTCAAGTTTATCTGGTGCAAAGAGATGAACTTGATGATTTAAACTCAGTGCAATATGCAAAGTTCGTGCTAAATAACTAAAAGTATACTGTGTAATGGCGACATACGGCGGTTCAGAAAGGAACTTTAAATTACCACAAATAAAAAATGATGGAGCTCAGTTCTGGACAAAAACTGACTCTGAGACGAAAAAAACCACTGTGTTTAGAAGATACCCTGGTCCATTAAATATTATCGCATTAGATAAAAACGTAGAAATTGGAACAATAGAAAAGGGAGAGGACTTTGTTCCTACTAATACTGTTGCGTCAGGTGGGTTTGATTCCGAATTAACAGAGGAAGAAAGAAAATTATTTTTATCTGATGCCGCTCAAAAACAATTAAAAAAACAAGTAGAGGAAACTGTTGTAGAGGCAGTTATAGATAACGGAGTAGGTCCTATAAACGCAAGACTGATAGCGAAACAAATACTTGATCCAAATTTTGACGGAAATACAGCAGACCCGAATCAATCTGAAGAAGATGCTGCAGCGCAAGCAGCACAACAGGGAATAGGTGATCTTAACAGTAGTTTTGATGACTTAGCAAATAGCGATGTAGCTCAAGCAAACTCTAAAACAAGAAAAGGTCCTGGATCTTTTGGAGACTTCAGTTATCCAGTAGATAGAAACCAGTCTCAAGACTTTATGAAGTTTACTCTTTTAGAGTATAAACCTAAAAAAATTGGAAGTGGTCCAGATGGGACGGGATTTGGTTTTGGTGGTCGTGAAAGATTAGGTCCTAATGATACAAAAAGTGGCAGAACCATACTCGGATCAGTAAGTTTACCAATACCAGGTGGCATCAAGGATGAGAATGGTGCTGATTGGGCGGGTAAAACCATGAACGAACTTGATATTCAATTGGCTGGAATAGCCAGAGGAATAACAGGAGTTAGTGAGGAGAGTACTGCTGAAGCAATACAAGCAGTCGTAGGGAGAATCGGCACTAATAACGAAGTAGTTAAAAAAGCTATAGGTGAAGTCTTTGCCGGTAAAGCAGTTGGAGTTCAGGGACTCATGACTAGAACAACAGGTATGATCTTTAACCCTAACCTTGAGTTA